CCTGCCAATAAAGTTTATGGCAATCGAGTAAGTCAACTCTGGGGGCAAGTGGGCAAGCTCGTGATGAGTGGGCGCATCAAGGGACTAGACGATGAAACAGCTCAACAATTCTGCACTCGCATTTATGGACTCAAGAACGAAAGGATTGTGATTGAGAGTAAGAACGAGATGAAGAAACGCACGAATGGACAATCACCGGATGCCGCAGATGCTTTCGCCATCATGTGTGATGTGTATATAGCAAAAGTGGGCTTTGGGGATGCCACTGCAAGCGAGTTTCAAAATTCTCAAGAATGGGAAGATTTGGTTGTTGACTACGATTTAGAACCCGACTATCGCTAGTCAAAGAGGATTCAACCAACCTCGCAATAAACATGAAAAAAGTTAAGTTCAATGATCAGGAGTGTGATGTGGTGATGTCAAGATACCCAAATGACAACATTGCAATCCAGCTTTATGCAGATGGAACGCCTTATTCAACAGCAACCCTAAACGACCCAGAACTGGAGCTAAGAAGCCGACCAAGCTCTGATTAAGGACTACAGCGAGAACGAGGGAATGGTGAAGGCATTGCAAGAGGCAGGGATTGTTCAACCTTTATATCCACATCCTGTTGGTACTTTTGGAGCAAGCACCTGGGTGTGTGAAATTCTGGAGGACTAAAATGTGGATACTACCAAAACAATTACACACGTTAGCCTCTGTGCAGGATACGGGGGCATTGATCTCGGAGTTGTTCCTCAAACTTGTGAATTGGCAGTGAGAACATTATTAAAAGAACTACTAAACAAATAAAAATATGGAAAAAACAAAACTGATAAAAGACGCTCCGCACCAGAAATACTTTTCTGAGGACGGAACACAACTAGCCGGTGGATCTACCATCTGCAAAATCGGAGATGACCCAGGTGGGCTTCTATACTGGGCTTGGGATCTAGGACGGCAAGGACTTGACTTCCGCAAGGAGAGAGGCACTGCTGCCAACATAGGAACTATAGCCCACTTCATGATCGAGTGTATGCTCACTGAAAGAGTTGCCGATCTTTCTGATTTTCAACAGGAGGACATAGACAAGGCTCTTGTATGCTATTCAAAGTTCTTGGATTGGTGGGAGAGGCAGGATCTCAAGGTTGTGGCAACGGAGATTCAGCTTGTGAATGAACTCTACAAATACGGAGGAACCATTGATCTGATCTGCACAAACCAGAAGGGCGAATACATCCTTATGGATTTCAAGACCAGCAAAAAGATCAGTGAATCATATTGGAGACAATGCGCTGGGTATGCCGAACTTTGGAACTACAACAACCTGGGATGCCGCATTGTGAATCATTGCATCGTTCGTATTGGCAAGGAAGAGGAAGGTGACTTTGAGGTAGTTTGGAGAGATGATCTCTCGCCCTATTGGGAGACATTCAAGGATCAAGTGAAGGTTTGGTGGGCTATCAAGAAAGAGAAACCAGTTAAAGTTAAGAAGGAGAAAAAATGAGTCTTCCTAATGCTCCAGAAGCAGAGAAGGCTTTCCTAGCCTCCTGCATGGTTGATAGCCGGATCTTGAATGAGGCTTCTGACCTAATCAAACCCAAGATGTTTTTCAATCCCTCCCACAATCGAATCTTTGATGCCATCATGGATCTATGGAAGGAGGGCAAGGACATTGACCTTATCACTCTCACTGACCACATGGATGGAACCGGCACATTGGAACTCTCCGGTGGCGCTGCCTATGTCTCCGGTGGCGCTGCCTATGTCAGCGAAATATTTCTTTCTCTTCCCACTTCATCCAACTGGAGAGAATACCTATCCATCATCAAAGAAAAGCATTCTGCTCGTCTCTACATTCAAGTGGCTGAACGGATCATAGCATCTGCCAAAGATCCTGTTCACAACCCGGATCTATCCGAGGAAGTTCAGAAAGCCCTTGTCATGGTCGCGGCTGAAGCTGAAACGGCTTCCTCCATTCAGTCCATCAAAGAGATTGCCATCAATCGAGTTGAGGAATACGAGGAGATGGTAAGGAACAGGGGGAAGTTGATTGGCATCACCACAGGATTTGCCCCCCTGGATGCAGTTACTGGAGGATTCCGCAAAGGACAACTCATAGTCATTGGCGCTCCTACCAAGGGAGGAAAAACTGCCCTAGCATTGAACATGGGCATGAGGGCGGCACAAGACGGTCATTCAGTGGGCATCATTTCCCTTGAAATGAGTTCTGGGGAGCTTGTGGACAGGCTTATAGCTTCCATCACCAGTGCCGACATCAGTCGATTGTCCAAGGAAAAGGAAGTCTGCCAAACACTCATGGCTCAAATCCGCAAGGGAGTGGAAAACATTGCCGGCCTTCCCATCTACGTCAGGGATGAATCATCGTTAAATTGCTTGCAACTCCGTGCAGCCGCCCGGAGGCTAGTGGCAGTTCATGGAATTCGCCTAATGATTGTAGACTACATCCAGCTCTTAGAACCAACCAACCGAACAGACTCCAGGGAGAGGCAAGTGGCGGAATGTTCTCGAACTCTCAAGAGTCTTACCAAGGAGCTTGGTATAACAATCATCGCCCTCACTCAGCTTAACGCTGATGGAGCATCCAGAGAGAGTAGAGCTATTGAGCATGACGCAGATTTGTTCTTGACAATTTCACAAGACGAGCAGCAACCACAGAATTGGTTTCTCAACATAAAACTAGCTAGGGCTTGCCCCCGGACTAGTGTGCCACTATCCTTCAGATCGAAGTATCTTCGATTTGAAGATCGGTAAACAAACAACCCAAACATATGCCAGACTACGACAACGAAAAACGATTCGTCTTGTTTCCCAAGAAGAATCAGACCAACCCCAAAGCCCCAACTCACGAGGGAACCATCACAATTGATGGTAAGGAGTGGGAGATGAGTGCTTGGGCAAAGACGAGCAAGAATGGAAATGAATTCCTTTCTGGATCGATCAAGGAGCCATTCAAAAAGAAGAGCGAGGAGCCTCCTTTTTAATTTGCATTAGTCCTTCGTCATGATGCGTGGGGAGATCCCACGATGGCCTATCATGTTGGCTTTTGAAACAACAAGGGACATTCATTGAAACCCTCTCTAGGAACTCAAACTAGGGAGGGTTTTTTGTTGACAACCCGCTAGAGGTAGATTCTATCAGCTTCCGCAGACCATGAAAATAATTTATTTTTTTCTTGATGGCTGTCGAGATTCTGAAAGACTTCATCTATCGGCACAACGCTGATACCAACCAAAAACAAAAAATGAAAAAACAAAAAACAGAAAATCTAATAGACGTGACCCACGTTTGCAACAAACTCAAACGTGAAATGACAGAAGAGTTCGGGGAAGTGATTCAAGCATTCATTTCTAAATACACGGACAGGGAAAATCCAAATATGCCAGATCATATTCAAACTCTTATTTCTTATGACGTTTTAACAACACATGACATTGATGATACATTTGACCATGATCTTCTTTCAATAGCATGGGGGGCAGTCAGTGACGCAATCAATTCAGAAGAAACTTTTTAATCGCAGTGAAAACAACCAACCAACTATACAAAAATGACAGCGTTAGTAATAATTACAGGGTGTACTGGAATCATGATCGGGCTTGCTATGGCGTTCTGGCAGTACGGCAAAGCAGTGAGGGAATCACATCTCGATCTCTTAGTGCGGTGGATGCGAGACGACAAGTCGAGCTTCGATCTGTTTATGTACCAACAGGCAATCAGAGTCACTAAAAAGGAAATAGCATTACAAAAACAAAACGATGACAACGCAGGAATCAGCTTGGATGGATCAGATTCACAGCGAGATGGAACAGGACAATCTCAATCTAATTAATCAAGTCAGCGAACTCCGTGAAGCAATCAAGGAGATAATGAAACTTAATTGCCTTGGCAAAACAAAAAAGCTTCACGACCTAGCAGAACTTGTTCTAGGCTATCGCAAATGAAATTATCATCAGAAGTATTATTTGAGATTGAGTCGTTGTTTCACTTTTTAATTAGAACTAGTGAACGCCATGATGACGATCAAATACATATCAGCATAACAAGAGCAAAAGAAATTCATTCTGAATTACTTAGGTTCAAGAAGTCCAAACCGCTTAACGTGCCGTTGCCATATTCAGCAACAGACCAGCATCTTGATAAGATGTTCAACATCAACTGAAATGCAAACATCACAAAACCATACTTGTCCAGAATGTGATTGCGAGTTTGATCTTACGATCACTCTAGGAGATCCCATGTTCTTCTCTCCAGAGGAATGCCCAGAGTGCAATCGTGAGATAGAACAAGAAGAAGCGGAACCACGAATCCTAGAACAAGACTAACCAACAACAAAACCAAATAAAATGAGCGAGTTAATCATCCCAGAAGAATTAAAACAAAAGCTAGTGCCAATTGAGTTTCCTCTCAAGG